CGCATGACGGAAATCGTCTATGCAACCAGGCGCGTGCCGGAAGCAGAGGGCAGGCGGTTCGTAAACCCGCGGTTCTTTCGTGGTGTTGAGACCGGCGTCACCCGCGCATTCGTAAGCAACGATTTACCGCGCATTGCTGAGGCTTACAGAGCCGCTGGCGTTCCTGTCGTCACTATCGGACCTAAACCAAGGACGGCTGTTCCTGAGCCTCCCCATTGGCTTATGGCCCGTATCAGATCACGAATTCATGAGGGATAGCCGATGCTGAGCTACACCGAGCCTGCGGTATCCGTCCAGGAGGCTGATGATTACGCCAACGCCCGCGCATGGACGGACTGGACGGGGGAGAACGATGTGAAAATCGCGGCGCTCCGGCGCGCTCAGGATTGGCTCGCTCAAACCTACAATGCGCGGTGGGCGGATGAATGGGAGAACGACGACGCTCCCGAAAATGTCAAATACGCGATCATCATTGCAGGCCGGATGGAGCTGGTCACGCCCGGCCGGCTTTCGAAGGCGAAGAAACAGGGTATCAAGTCCGTCGGCGCAGGAAGCGCCCGCGTTGAATATTTCAGCTCGGGCGGGGCAACGGAAACATTCGCAGATATCGATGGTCTATTGGCCGGCCTGATCGTAACGCAGAGCGATACGACAGTGGTCGGATTTGCGGCAAGGGCCTGAGCATGAGCCTGCTTGAAGGCGAACTTGCCGACATCATCAACGATGCGCTCGAAGGCGCGGACCTTCCGTTCGATCTCACGCTGACACGAGAGGTTCCGGGAAGCACCGAGCCGCCATATTCACCGTGGAACCCCGGTCCACCTACGACAGCGACGCACGCTTGCAGAGGGTTCGTTGACGACTACCGCGCCGATCAGCGCGACGGAACGTTGATCCATCTGAATGACAGGAAGATCGTCATTCTGGCCCCGTCCATCGCGGTCACGCCGGTTCCGGGAGACAAGCTTACGGCTCGAGGCCAAACATACACCGTGGTCACAGTGCAGGCCGATCCGGCGCTCGCGACATTCATCTGCCAGGTGCGCCAATGAGCAGAGCCGTCTACCGCGAAATGAAGCGCATTCTCGGGATCATGGAGCGGATCAAGTCTAAGCCGCCGGCAGAGCAGGTGGCTCTCATTCGCGCCCATGTGGCAGCGACGGCCCAGGATTGCGCCTCGGGAGCCAACCTCAATGGCTAGAAGGCCAATATCTGAAAGAGCGCTCCGAGTCAGGCTGCAAAACCTGCTCAAGACCCTTGAGCCGAAGTTGGCCGCCGCGTTCAAGGATAGCATAGACGACATTCGCTCAACCGTGGTTCTCAGGCGCATTGTAGAGGCCCTAGAGCGTCGCGATTACGAGTTGGCCATAAGCAACCTATTCATCGATGATGCATCGTTCAGGTTTCTCGATAGGGCTCTGACAGACGCATTCAGAGACGGCGGGGATTTTGCGGCGAGCACGATCCCGCAAGTATCGGATCCAAGCGGCGGGCGCGTGGTGTTCCGGTTCAATGCCAGATCGCCACGAGCCGAGCGTTGGCTTTCCGAGCACTCGAGCCAACTCATTACTGACATAACGGAAGATATCCGCATTGCCGCGCGCCAGCATCTTGTAGCGGGCATGGAGGCAGGGCTTAACCCAAGAACAACGGCGCTCTCTCTCGTTGGGAGGATAGACCGAGCGACGGGCCGGCGCGTTGGCGGCGTTCTTGGCCTGACATCTGCTCAGGAGAGGTTCGTGACGAATGCTCGAGCCGAACTCATGTCGGGCGATCCGGATCTCCTGAGAAACTATCTCACGCGCGAGAGGCGCGACCGGCGTTTTGATCGTCACGTCATGGCAGCGATCCGCGAGGGGCGGGCTTTGGAGAGCGCGACCATAGAGAGGATGCTGGGGAGGTATTCAGACCGTCTCCTAGAGCTACGTGGCGAGACGGTAGCGCGAACCGAAAGCATGACGGCACTCAACCAGTCGAACATCGAAGCCTACCAGCAGGCAATCGATTCCGGGGCAATTCGCAGGCAGGACGTTCGTAAGGTATGGATTGCGACGAATGACGGACGGACTCGCGACAGTCACCGGGACATTGACCGCGAGAGCGTGGGGATTGATCAGCCGTTTTCGAATGGTCTCATGTATCCGGGCGATCCGAACGGGCCTGCGAGCGAAGTCATAAATTGCCGCTGCACAATGCTGACTCGCGTGGACCATTTGGCGAATTTGACCTGATATGGCTGGGCAGAAATCCTTCGCAGCGACAGTTGACCAATGGGTAGCAGCTACCCAGGAACGCATGACGGCAGTGTTCCGGTTGAGCGCAGAATACGTCATTGAGAACGTGGTGGAACTAACGCCCGTCGACACCGGATTTCTGAGGGCGTCATTGACTGTCACGACGGACGGGCCCTTGCCAATCAGACCGGATGCAAACCCGGCCCGGGACGGGACGACGTACGCTCTCGCGCCATATTCGCTCGTCATCGCCGGGGCAGAGTTGGGCGAGACCATCTTCGCGTCATTTGTGGCTTCCTATTCGGCCCACGTCGAATATGGCGCACGGGGCAGGGCAGGGCGCGGCATGGTTCGGCTGGCAGCGCAACGTTGGCCTGAGCACGTCGACAGGGCCGTGAGGGTGGCGAAGGCCCGCGTTCGCTCGTCCTCACGGAACGGAGAATAGGATAATGGCGGGCGCGGTGGAAGTAAGGATTACGAACCTGCTTTTTGCCCATGTGGGTAAGCTTGAGATTACGCCGCCTCTGCCTATTGCCTATCCGGGGCTCGCCTTCACGCCGCCGGCGGGGACGTATCTCGAGGTCCTGATGCTGCCGAACGTGAACATCAACCGAGGCTTGGCGGCGACCGACAGCACGCAGTTCCGGGGCATTCTGCAGGTTACAGTCGTCGCGCCTGGAAACAGCGGCATCGTCGCGCCAACGGCTATTGCATCCGAGATCGTGGAGCATTTCGAGCGCGGCACTCAGATCTTTGACGAAAGCCTGCGCATCAAGATCGAAGGCCGGCCATCGATCGCCACGGCAATTCAGGAGCCGGAACGGATCCGTGTGCCGGTCAGCATCAGATGGCACGCTTTTGCCTAATTCAATTCCCGACAGAAGGATCGGGTCAATCGCCCTCGCCAAAAGCGGGGGCTTCTTATGAAGGAGGCTCAAAGTGGCTATTACAACCGCTAGCGAGTGGCGCGTGGCGATTGCCCAGCCCACCAACATCGACTGGACGACTGAACAATCCGCTATAGAAGATTTCGAAGGTCTTGATTGGACTGAAATCGGTGAGGTGGAAAGCCTCGGAGACTTCGGTGACGAGGCCGCAGACGTTACGTTTACGTCCCTCAATGATGGGCGCGTGCGCCATCTTAAAGGCCCGCGCGATGCTGGCGTGCTCGCTCTCGTCATTGGCCGCGATCCGCTTGACCCCGGTCAGCAGGCGCTTCTCGCCGCTGAGAAGACCAAATTCTCGTACCCGATACGCATTGTCGCTGCCGATGCGGCGTCGGACGCCTACACGGATTCCGTCTTCTACTTCGAGGCTCTCGTGCAGTCTGCCCGGATCAATGCCGGCGCTGCGGATAACGTGGTCCGGATCAACGCGAACCTCGGCATTACGACAGCTATCGCCGAAGTGACCTCTGAACTTATCGGCTCGTAAGGGGGCGCGTAGTGGATCTTTCCAAGTTTGCCGGCATCTCGCATGCGTTTGAAAACGGGGTCGAAATCGAGATCACGCATCCCGTAACGTCGAAGCCTCTTGGGCTCAAGGTCAAGGTGGCGTCGTACGCCTCTGAGCGCGTAAAAGCGGTGCAGCGGCGCATTGCTAACCGCTCGCTTCGGGAGAACAAACGCAATCCGAAGAGGACCGCAACCGTCGAGGAATTGGAAGAGGCTTCGACTGAAATCCTCGCCGCTGCGGTTGTCGGATGGTCCGGGTTCGAGCTAAAGGGCAAGCCTCTCGAGTGCAATCGTGAGAACGTCCTTTCGGTCCTGAACAATCCAGACCTCTGGTTCATCAGAGAGCAGATCGACAAGGCGGCGGATGACGTCACGGCTTTTATGCCGGCCTCGAGCAAGAGCTAAGAGCGTTTGCCGAGGCCGTATTCCAGAAGGGGCGGAGAGAAGCAGTAGAGATTCCCGATGGCCTCGAGCACATCTGGGACTGGTACGTTCAAATCGCCCCTTCGCTCGGCATGGGTGCCGGGCTCTATCAGGAGATCGAAGCGTTCTGCCGGCTCAAGCGGGTTGAGATGGACCCGTGGGAAGTCTCGATGCTGAGCGTTCTTCATAGCGTACACAACGCATCAAGGGGTGACGGGGGATCGTCTACGGCCG